GTTATTGGTATTGAAGCAATCATGCAGGCTCCAGGTGGCGGTGGTGCTGATAGTGATAATGACGGTCAGGATGGTGGATCAGCTTCCATCACTCTCGACGTTGATGGTCAATTGTATACTATCTCTGCATTTGGTGGTAAAGGTGGACAAGCAGGAAATAGTGGTGGCGCAGGTGGAGATGGTGGAACATTATCAATTCCTGCTTCACTAGCAACAGATAGTAGATTTAGTATTACAATTACAGAAGGTATTGATGGTCAAGATGGCGGTGGAGCAGGATCTTCCACATCTTTCACTCTTGGCGGCGGAGGTGGTACAAGTCCACAAGCAGGAAATAAAGGTGGTAATGGTCAAGCAACTGGATTCCAATCTACAGTTAATGAACCAGAACAAACATATACTAGCAACGGTTCTTGGTCTATTCCTGCTGCTGTGCCTGGAGAACAAGGTAGAAGTATTAACATTGAAGTATCTGGTGGTGGCGGTGGTTCTGGTAACCCAAATGCTAACTCTGGATGTACTGCATCATGGCCAGGTTGGCCAACATCAACTGGTGGTAAATCTGGTGCCTGTGGTGGTTATGGTGGTAGAGGTGCAAGAATAATTGGAACGTTAAAACAACAGGCAGGAACACTAAACTGGGAAATTGGACAAGCAGGTGGAACTGGATTTAACAATAAAGACGGTAACACTGGAACTGGTGGTGAAGCAGGTCCGGCTGGTGGTGGTGGCGGTGCTGGTGGCACTGTTGGTGGATCTTCTGGTGTTGGTGCATGGGGTAATGGCGCAACAGGCGGTGGCGGTGGCGGTGTAACAGGTCTGTTCTTAGATGGTGTTGCAGTCTGCGGTGCTGGCGGCGGAGGCGGCGGTGGTGGATCAGGTGGTGGTTTCAACGGTGGTGGTACTACTGATGGTTGCTATCCTGGTGGAGACAATCGTCCTGCTTCTCAGGGACTCATTGGATCTGGTAATGCTCTTGACTTTGCTGATGGTGCTAACGGATCCTCTGGTAGTTGTACTGCTGGATCTGGTGCTGGCGGAGGCGGTGGTTGTGGTATCATCGGACAAGCAGAAGGTGGTGTAGGTGGTCAAGCAGGTGTCGGACACAATGGTAATGGTGGTGGTACAGGTGGTCGTCGTGGTGCTTCAGCATATAGAACTAGTTTCTGGTCTGGTGCTGTAAGTTTAGATGATGTGGGTGCTCTTCCATCATCAAATGGTTACGTTAAAATTCAATTCAGCAGAACAACACTACAATATGATCCCGTTGGTGGTGCTGGTGGTCAAGGTGGAATAATTTCTATTGAGATCCGTGATATTGTTGCTCCTGTTGTTGCAACGTTGCAATCTCCTGGTCAAGGTGGTGGACTAGCACAAGATGGTGGTAACGGTCAAATTTATGTAAGATATGCTGGTCAGGAAGCAGGTACTACACTCCCAGGTGAAACTACAGTTCCAACTGGTAAGTATTACAATGGATCTGAAAATGGTACACCAGCTGGTGCTCCTCTAGATGGAAATATTTGGCAGTCTTCTACTGATGATAATCTAAAACAGATTGGTTTTGGTCCTGGTACTGGTAGCACTGCTGGATTTGGATCTGCAAACATTCCTTTTGCAGGATAGAATAAAATTACACAATATATCAAATTTACTGGTGCTGCAGCAGATGCTGGTGGTGATAGACAACTAGTTGTAGGTACACTTGCATTGTCAACTGTAAATGCATTACGATTTACTGTTATTAGAGGTAACGGACAAAATGGTGGTGAATCACCAGATGAAGCATTGAATCTATTCTATCAAAAACAAGGATCAACAAATACTACATTGTTCCAAGAAATCGTACTCGCTTCTAATACTGAATCTGGATGGCAAGCAGTTGATATTCCACTAGCACAAGGATCTCCTATCAGAGATGATGGTATCACACTTATCTTGTCACAAGATAGACCAGGCGGTGCAAATGATAATGCTACTGCAGGTGCTGATAATTATGGTCTTGCTGCTATTACATTGTTCTATGATCCAACGATACAAAATACATTTGCATCTACTGGTGGAGCATCTTTACAAGGTAACCTAGACGATGCTGGTAATCCAATCAATTCCGATGTGGGTATCAGTCAGGTAAGACGTGAGGTAACTGCAAGAGATGCTGCCTTGACAGTTACGGATGGAACGTTTACAATGTCATCATCTACACCTATTGTTACTACAGCAACAGTTGTATCTGAAAATGATATTCCACTAATTACTAAGTATCATAGAGTAAAATACCTGATCAAAGCATACTAAAACATGGCAGAACAATTTATTTTTCCTCCAGAGAAACTGGTTGGTGATTTTCGTGACTTTATCGGTGTCTGGGATGGTTTCATGCCACATGAAATGTGTGATGATATTGTTCGTAAATGTCTAGAGGCAAGACACAACAATGGTTGGATGAATGTAGACAATGGTGCTACACAATTTCCAAGTGCAAAGTTAGGTCGTAGTGACTTTCAGTATTTGTTTAATGAGCACGAGAGTGTTCTGTCTAATCAAGTGAGAGAATATTTAAAATGTTGTGTTTCAAGTTATGTTATTGAATATGCTGCATTGAAACCAACGAAGATGGTCACAAACATCATCAAGTTTCAACTAACACCTCCTCGTGGTGGTTATCATGAGTGGCACTATGAAACATCATCATACTTTGCTGCTAGTCGTGAGTTAGTGTGGACAATCTATCTTAATGATATGCCTGATGGCGAAGCAGAAACAGAGTTTATCTACCAAAAACGTAGGATTCAACCAAAGAAAGGTAGGATTGTAATATGGCCAGCGGGGTTCACACATACACACAGAGGAAATACTGTGTTCTCGCAAGATAAATACATCTTGACAGGATGGATTCATAAAACAGTATAAACATGGAAATCGCATCACCATCAAAGACAGCATTATACTTGAATGCATTTGATAAGAACATTCAAGTAGACGGTGTTATTAAAACATTTGACGATGAATATTGGGTAGCAAACATTGTTCCTATCCTGTATCCTCTATGGGATTCTGATAAGGATAAGTTGGAAGTCTTTGTTAAGTACAAGGATGGTACTACAAAGATGAACAAGACCAAGTATCAACGTCAGCAGAAGACTGGTGTATACAAGTGGGTCTCTTATCAGTTTGACTTGACACCTTTCCCTACTGAAGTAGAGACTCTGTGTGATCGTCTCATGGAGAAGTATACAGAGTACAGAGTAGGACAAGAGAATGATCTAGAGAGATCACTAGCAGGTCAGTTTGCTAAGTCTGCTATTCTTAACTGGAATAAGATTACACTAATCAGAAACTTCTTACTTAGTGACAGTGACTGGACACAACTAGGTGATGCACCACTCACTGATGCTCAGAAAGCAAATTGGAGAACATATCGTCAGAAGTTGAGAGATTTGCCAGCAGATCAACAAGATATTGCTGCTAATATGGTGGAGTTCCCAGTAACACCATCTAAACATGAAGCAATGGAAGATAGCAAGGAATATCTATCTGATGAAAATGAGCATTTCTATAGAATGAATCAGGTAGTATACAGTAAGTTTGCAGATAGAATTACTAATTATCTTGCAATTGCTATTTCTACAGCAGCAATTGATGATATGCCTGTCAGCAAGGTATACAAACCAGCAACTGGTGATGCATCCCTTGACACTGTTCTAGAAATGATTGAAGACGGAGAGATTGGATAATGTTAATTTCATTTAATCCTAAAACAGAAGCAATGCTAGTAGCAGACTATGCTGCTCTAGCTAACAAGTGTGTCATTGTTGTTGATAATAGTAAGTATCACACACTGTCTACTACAAAGAAAGCAGAAGTCTTTGCATGGTATGAGGATGTCATGCCAGAAGCAGAGATTGATAGAATCTTTGAACTAAAGACAGTATACTATTATTTCCCAAATGAGCAGAGTGCAGTGGACAATTGTTACGACTGGTTCCCACAACCACAGAACTGCCCTGATGCTGACCATCACATCCCAGCATATGTGATCAAACCTAATGGTGGCATTCCATACGTCAACGCAGATCCAACACCACCAGGCGAGGGTTGACACGCTCCTGACAGCATGGTAGGATAGCGACAGCGAGCACGACACCCATGCTTGAATTTTGCTATGAACTACCTTACGAGGAACTTGACTTTACAGATCCAGAAACTCACGAACTTTATCGTATCGGAAGAGGCGAGCAAGGGGTTCTACTGGTTCGCCCTTATACTAACGATATATGTGCTCATTGGAGATTCAAAACTCCTGATGAAGCAGTGACATCTAGTAACAAGATCTATGCCATGTATCTTGACTACAGAGACGCTAAAGACTTTGTAGGTATGGATATGTGTCGTAAGTTTTTGGAGATGGGGTTTACTCGTGCTCGTCGATATGCTAATCATCACTCAGGTAAAAAGTATGATGACAATGGTGAGGTCCGTCCTCAAGAGTCTGACCATTGGACCTGCGACTATAATCGCAGTGCTCAAATATTCAAGAGGGTACGTGACATCGTTGCAAACAATGAAGAATACAAAAGACAACGCAAACTTTGGAGATCTAATGAAAGTACCCACTCAGTACGAGTTGACGCACTTGCAGCTACAAGCAATGTTACGAGACAACGCTATTCCAGAAAGCGAACTAAAGTATCTGGGTGATAAAGAATACCCTGTAGATTTCCAAGCACATCCAGAGTATCATGGTATCATTATGCCATGGTATCTTGTAGGTGGACAGCATGAGGTGCCAGTGTGTGACATTGCATCAGTTGACCGTGTGGACGATGATGATTGTGTCCCTGAGAACGATGGGTGGGGACCCGCTGGTCCTCCTCAAACATAAAGAAATCATTAGATTGTCTTGATTTCCTATTAAAATAATCTAAAATACTATCACCTACGCTAAGATCAGATGGATTGGGACACCAACAAACAAGAGAAACGTAAAGACGCTTTCTTCATCTTTTATGAGAGTGTTCTCAAACCAGACCATGAACTGCGACAGGACGCACATGATCAGAAATGCTACCATGAATTACTTGAGTGGCGTGGTGAGATCATTGCTTACCTTGATCGTCGTCGTAATGAGGAATTTTAATGACTTCACCCATCATTCAACCTGACCAAACTTATGAAAAGCAACGCTTATGTCGTATGCAAGATGCTATCGACGATTACCTCCAAGATGATAAAGTATCGCCACGACAGGCATATGAAGAGATGCTATCTTGCGTCGATGATGTAATCAAGTATCACGAGAACCATTATGTCCGTGCTAGGCAACTTCGTGATCTAATGACAGGATATGGTGAACGTAACCTTATTCCTGATAGATACTGATGGATGAGAAAACCAGACTCTTGACTGCAATTCAGCAACTACATAATGTTGCTAACCTGATCAAAGAGAATGATTACCGTGACTATATGTGTGGTAAACTTATCATGGTTCAGGTTGAACTAGAACGTCAACTTACTAATGTGATTCACAATGAACGAAGAGGAATTCAAAACTGCGATCAACAACATTTTGATGATGCAGAACAACAACGACCACAACTTTCAGATTTTGCAGGCACAGATTGATAACCTGCAAAAGCAACTGAGCGAACTGAATGATCTTAAAGAGATGTTCAGGTTGCCTAAACCACAAAACAAGGATCGTAAGTTGTTCGATGAACAAGAATGATTTTGAATTGCTACAACCTGTTGCATATGGGCACGTAACAGGTTATATTTCT